ACTGGAGCTGATAAACAAGAAGGTCTACGACCCGTTCTCAAACGTGATCTGTAACGAAGAGCAAGCAATCCAACAAGTTTGGAAGATTGCTTATCTAGAAACAGAACACCCCTCAGAATCATTTGCTGAAGAAATTAAAGCTTGGTACAAGAAACCCGAAGATTCGGGAGACTTTGCCTCAGGTATAGACACCAGACTTGGTAGACTCCTACTAGTCTGGTCATCTCTCCAAAAGGAGGAGTGGAGAAAGACCACTCAAAACCTTAAGGTCAAAGTCGCTCTGGTTTCAGAGCCTGGAGGAAAACTCAGGCCTGTAACATCAGGGCCAACTTGGTTGTATACTTACCTGTCCCCTGCGGGACATATGGTAGGAGACTTCTTAAGTATGATTCCTGGAGCCCATGTTGGGTTAAAGGAATCAGATCATCTCTATCGATTTGGTCAAAGCTTTTCGAATCATCATTCGAAGAAGAAACTTGAAGATCTCTTCATAAGCACGTCAGATCTAACCTCTGCAACGGACAGGGCCAGGCATGACGCCTCGTTCGGTCTGATGACCGGTTTAATAACTGGTCTCCACACCGTTGGTTTGATCTCAAGACCGACAGCAGACTATCTGCTGGACTGCAGCGCAATACTCTGCTCTCCACGCGACGTCCAGATAAAACTGAGATGTCGAGAGTTCAGAAGATTGAGTGCTGAAGTCCGGTCAAAACTAAGAAGAGTCGAGAAGAATCTTTACGAGTTCACAACAACTGTCGGTGTACTCATGGGAGAACCTCTGACAAAGTCAGTACTGACTGCTTCAACGCTTGCGGCATTCAACTGTGCCAAATTTGGAAACAGCAATGTCAAGCAAATGTTAGACCCAAAGTCAATGCGAAATGCGCAATCGCACACGTTCGCGACCTGGGGAAGTAGAAAGATCTGGCACTTCGGCTGTGCAGGGGATGACCACACAGGAATTTCTCCTTCTGTGGAAGCTCTAATGATGATACCGAAGGCCTTAGAATCAATGGGATTTGAGATTTCTTGGGAAAAGTACAGAATAAGCAGGCACTATGTGCACTACTGTCAGGACTTTGGGCTAGCACCTCAGTACTCGCCAACAATCTTTTTAGATTGTCCAAGAATGAGACTCTTCAACCAGTTCAGGAAAGAAGGTTCTCACGATAATTTCGAATCTCCAGACCCATTGATGGGTAAGGTTAAGGCACTCGAAAGGAGATCAAAGTATGGAAAACAAGCGTCGGGTTTTGAAGCAAAAATGCAACAAAAACTTGACGACCACACTCCACTCTTCCTAAGAGCGAACATGACGTCTTGGTATGAGAAGAAAGTTCTTCTACATCCAGGAACGTATGCTCCGACTCTTCTTGGAGGATTAGGTGTTCCATCTAGCCCTATCGAGGACGAAAAGATCGAAGACTTCCAGAGAAAATTCTTGGGGAAGAGGTTCCACCAAAGAGTAACTGGAGAGTCTACTGCGCAACTCTGGGAGAGAGGACTCTCTACCAGGGTTGATCTATATACGGCTGAACAGCTGGGTATAGAGATCGAAAATCTCTTTACGGTTGATCAAGCATGGACTAAAGTCGCAGACGACATAAGTTCAGACAAAGACTCGACAAAACCATCTCACAGAAGGATCTGGAAGATGATAAATGACGAGTATGTTGATCTAACACGTCCAAACAACATTGTAGGAAATAAGGAAGTTCCTTACACTGCTTTGTTGCTTGGCCAAGCCAAAAAGGAGATTTCAAAACCGCAGAGGACGAGGCAGTTCTTATCAAGAACTGACTCGTTCCGCGGACTGAAATACGATGGTAGATTGCCAAAAGGACCTGAGGAGCTACAGCTCCTCTTGCCCTCGGCATTAATGCCAAGAGCAGAGCTCAAAGCATTGACAGGTACGACTTTCGTCGCACCAAATCTAACCATTCCCGCCAAATTCTTTGCTGACCGAACCAGGTTGGAAGATGAGAGGTCGAGAGTTGCTCTCGATTACCCCTTCCTACCAATTGAAAGGCCAGCCAAGGATGAACTAGAAGGTTTCCCTGGTTCAGACGTTGACTCAACGTCCTTACACGGGTTACCTCCATAATTGCTCATCCTTGAGATTAATTATCCATAGGTTTTACACATAAAGTAGTGATGACTCGCAT